CGGAAACCGACCTGCCGTAAAAAGTCGGCAATGATTTGGTATTTATCCTGTTCGGACATTTCATCCTCCGTTTTCAGGCGGTGCCGCCCGCAGGGCCCGGACCGTGCCTTAAATCTTGATGCAGGCGAGCAGCGGCGATGCCGGGGCGGTACCGCGCGCCGTCGCGGCGGCCTTTATACGGGGCGGGATAAATCGGACAGGTGTTCATCGTGCGGCCGCCGGTTCGGCGGCGTGCTGCCCGGGGCTAATCCCTGCCGCGTCTTCAGGCAGCCTGCTGTGGATTTGGTCGTCGTAAAAACCGCCGCCGGATTGTGAGTAATGCAGTGTCATGCCGTTCCTCCCGTTTAGCGTCCGATAGCGCGGAAGAAAAAGCCTTGGAAATCGGCAGCATTCGCACCTTGCCCCCATGTGTTAACCAAGGCATTAAATCCGGTGGCCGTTAAATCTCCCGCGCCAATCGTTATATCTGTGCCGACCGCGCCGGAGCTGCCGCCGCTTTTGACGGTGATTTGCACGTTGTAGCACTCATTCGGGAAGGCGATTGGGAACGTTACCTTAACCGGCCCTTCCCCCTGCCAGCCCATCGGCACGAAGCCCCATTGGTCGATGAGGCCGTTGGGCAGTTTGGTGTAGCCGTTGGCGCCAGCCTGGTGCTGCATGGCGTCGGCCATCTGCCGCCTAACCGCTTCGCCCAAGTCGCTGATGTCGGCGGCGCGGTGGGTATGGTTTTTGTCGGCCTTGTCCTGCAACTGTGCGGCCAGCGTGGAGGCATCCAGTGCTCCGGCATTGGTCACTTTGCCGTAAGCCTTAATCCAAAATACGATGTCATCCAAGCTGTCTTTGGCTTTGATGCACAGCACCATGCCGATGTATTTCGGCGTGTTGTCCTGATAATAGGGCGTGGGCGTGAATTTGTCGGTGTATGCCCTATCCCATGTCAGCAAAGTAGCGTGTTTTTGCGAGTAGCTACCATTCAAAGCATTAACGTGGTCCTGCCCGTATTTGTCGCTTGATTGGTTGCTACCCTCGGTGCCGGAAAGCTGCCCCAAACTGATAAATTTCTGGTCACCGACTTTGACCTGCCCGGGGTAGTAATTTTCATAGGGCAGCGGGCGCAAATTGAGGTCGTCGTTACCGTAGGCGGCGAAGGCAATCATGTGATGATGGTCGCCTACCGCCCACGGGTATTGCTGGCCGATTTGGCCGCCGCTGCCCACGTTGCGCACAAAGTAATCATCTACCGGCTTGACATCGGCAATGCTGCCGTACTGCGCCACCAGCTTGCGGTACAGCTCGGGATAGGCGGACTGCGTTACTTTTGCTGCAATCTCGTCGTACTTAATCCAGCCGTCCGGGATGTCGCCAAACGGGAAATAGGCGGTCATGCCGATGTCGGAGCGCGTGAGGTTGGGCAGCTTGTTGCCGCCTAATACGCGGTGCAGGTCGGGATAGGTGGCTTGGGCAAAGGTGCTGCCGTCGGCCTTTAAAAAGCCGACCGGGTTCGTTACAACGCGCGGGAAGGCCACGATACTGCCCAGCGGCAGTGATTTCCGCACCGCCTCTTCGGCTTTGTCGTAAGCCGTTTTAACGGCCTTGGAGGTGGCGGCCACATCTTCGCGGTCGCTGTTTACCGCCGAGCTGAGCTCCACCCTGCCCAGATTCGGGTTACTTTTAAGAAGGTTCAGCAGTTTTTTAACCTCCGGACTGGCCAGTAATCGCAGCGCTTCAGGCAGCGAGCGGGATAATGCCAAAATCTGCCGGGCCAATTCCTTACCGGTAGCGGTGTCGGTGGCCGGCACCTGCGGCGTTCGGGCCTGCAATTCCATCAGCTGCTGTATCAACATCGTCAGCCGGTCGTGCACCGCATTCAGCACATCGGGGTAAAAGCCGCCCTGGTTGGTTAAATCCACCTGCTGCAAAGGCCGCACATTGCTCAACACCACTGCCTTGCTGCCAGCAGGCAAAGGCATAGCCAGGCGTACCGTGCCGCCCGGCCGAACATCCTGATCGGCGTTCAGGGATACCGTGCAACCCTGTCCGTGAGACAAGGTACGCTCCACCCCGTTTTCATTGATCACCACCACAATTTCAGTCGGCAGAAATACCTTGAAGCCGAACGGTAATGATGTATTCATGCCATCGCCTAAATAAACATCACTACGCCTGCTTTCGCGTTCAATCGTCATAAAAAAGACCCTCCGGAGTTACCGTGTCTATGGTAACTGCCGAAGGGTGGTTTTCGAGTGTACCTGGCTAGTTCTGCTCTTCGCTGAACATATCCAGCCTTCTCCTCCAGTCGTCCACTTGCCCGCCCGTTTTCAATACGCCGCGCACCGGCAGGCCGAGCGTCATGGTAATCAAAGTGGCCGCGTCGTACACCCCCTTGCGTTTCTGCCGGTAGGCGGCATCCGGCTCTATCGCCTTGGCGACAGACCACGGCGCGAGCAAGGCTGCTTCCGCCATACTCAAAGCCGGCGCACCGCCCAAGCGGCTGCCGTAAGCCTTGCCGTTGAAGCGGTTGTACAAGAACGTACCCACCTGCCCCACGCCGGGAATCATGGCCAGCCCGTTTTTTATCTGGCCGTCCAGCAGGGCAGTTTTCAGTATCTCATCGGCGTAGCCGTCGCCGTCATCGTCTTTCAAGCCATAGCCGACGGCGGCAATCAGTTCCGCCCCCGCCGCCGGTAGGAAGTAGCCCATCATAAACAAATGCGCCGCCGCCAGCTTGTTCCGGCGCAAACCGCCCTGCCGCATCAGCTTCACAAAGCCGTTGCCCAATAGGTTGGCCTGCATATTGAAGTAGCCCATAAACTGCGTGAACAGGCGCACAAAGGCCGTGCCGCCTTCCACCCGGCTGATGTCTTCCGGCAGGGTCGAGCCTTGCGTTTGGCGGATGGTGCCGTCGGCAAAGAACGCCGCATCCGCCTCATTCATCCCCTGTTCCAAAGCCTGCCGGTAGGCTGCCGTCCAAATAATCGGCTCCATGCTGTTGGCCATCGCCTGCTGTAGGAAGTAGGCATTGCGGTTAGTCCAGTTCTGCGCCTTCTGGAGCAGATTAGGGTTAATCAGCGTTTCTTGGATAAAGTCATCCATTGCCGCAATTTCGTTATCCATGCGGCTGCGCATAAACTCCGAATGCTCCGCTACTGACTGTTTCATCTCTCTGTAGTTGGAAACAAAGTCTAATGATGCCGCCGCCATGTAGCGGGTTTTCACTTTTACACCGGCCAGCAAGAAACCGGTAATCTGCTGGATGGTATTCACAGTGTTGCCAAACATCAATGCCATCCCTGCGCGTTGCCGCATCACAGACCAAAAGCGGTTGAAGCCGCCATCCGCCTGAATTTTGGTTACGGTGCGCTGTTTGGCCGCACGGTTCAGCCACGGCATCAGCATGGATTCCAACGCCTTATGTTGGTGGCGGTTCAGCTCCGGCGTGATGTCGGACAACAGGCGGCGCACATCGCGCACCGGCACTTCCATATTCGAGAACAAGGCCACCTGTTCGGCGTGGCTCATCAGCCGTGCCAAATCCAACACCAGCGGGCGGTTGTATTCCACCCGCGCCTTGGTAAAGCCTTTGGCCGTGGTCGGGAAGGCGTAATCCATCTTCTCGTTTTCTTGGGTAGCCAGCTCGCGCATCTGCGCGTCCACCACCAGATCGGCATCAATCTGCGCCGGCACGTAGCCGCCGCGAAACTCGCCCCACGGGGTTTGAATCGGGTTGGCGGCAATCTCGTCAAAGTAGTAGCCAAACACCTCGAAATGCGCCTGCTGGGCTTTAGCCTTGCTCTGTTCCAGCAAATCCCACACCCCCTGTGCAAACTGCCAATGCCGCTCTTGGATAACCCCTTCTTCCTGCATGCGGTTGATAAACGCTTCCCAGCGCGCGGTATTCAGCCCGTCCAGGGTATCTTCGCCCCAGCCGCGCCCGATCAGCAGCTTGCGCAGGTTGCTCTCGTTGCCGCTGTGCAGCATGGCGTGCAGCAGTTCGTTAAAGGTAAAGGTGTAGTTCAACTCGTGGCTGTGGATTTTCGGGCGGTCGAAGTCCTGCTGGATGGGTTCTAATAAAGCCTTAAAGCCCTGCTTGAACTCATTGGTTTGCTTGCGGTAGGCTTCCGCGCCCTGCTTGATCGGGCGGTAGATGTAATTCAGGAAGCCTTGGCCCATCGCTTCCGCCCAGCTTTCCACGCGGGTGGCGCCATACACCAGGCTGCGCAGATTCCAGCTCATCTCTTCCCGCTTGCCGACTGCTTGGTTGGTGGTTACGCCCTTGGCATCCGGTTTGGCCGCCCGCAACTCTTCCCGCAGCACTTCGGCGGTTTGCTCACGGTCTTGCAGCCTGCCGTCAATCCGCACCTGATGCTCGCGCTTGGCCTGCTCGCGCAAACCGGCCAGCTGGTCGTGGATAGCCTGCAATTCGTCACGGCTCAGCTCGTTAAACTGCTTATGCTCGCCGTTGCGCTTCACATCCTCCAACGCCCGCTGCCAAGCCTGCCGTACTGCCTCTTGGTTCTCGCCCTCATATTGCGCAGCGGTTTCCAGATATTCGGCGGCGGATAAGCCTTTCCGCGGCGCAATGCCGTACAGCCCCACCACCGCGCGCACCACTTCCGTTAGCGCCGCATCGTGGGTTTTGGCGCTCTTGTCGCGCGGCTTGTTCGCCCACTTCTGCCATTGGCCGCGGATTTTATCCGCCTGCTGCCCGGCTTCGGCGGCCGCTTGTGCCAACGCGGTTTGCAGGATTTGATTGCGCTTCTCCGCCGCCGCTGCCGCGGTATCGCCCCTCTTCAACGCCGCTTCTGCCTGGCGTGCCGCCTTGGCCGCCATGCGCCGGTAGCGGGCAGGGCTCACGTCTTTCAGCTGCAGGCGGCCAACGGTACGCTGCGCCGCCTCTTTCGCCGCTGCCGCCAACAAGGTGCGGTTGCCCACCGCTTTGGCCAGCGCGTTGTATTCACGGGTCAGCACGCGCAGCCGCACTTCATTGTGCGCCGCCTCGTCTGCCGCCTCCGCAATCGCTTCCGGCGTGGCCAGTTCGCCATGCCGTTGCAGCATCAGGTTATCGGCCAAGCCTTCCACCACCCGCTGCGGCGGCGGAGCCTGCACGATGGCGCGTGCCAGCTCTTCGCCCGAGCCGAAGTAGGGGTTGCCGTCTTCATCCAGCACCATCTCGGCAATCAAATCCGGATGCCAGCCGTGGGCACTGTTTACCATCTTGCGCTCACGCAGCAGTTGGATTTCGCTATCACTCAAGCCCAATTCACGCAAGCCGCCCTCGTCAAAGCGCACCGCATACACCGCAAACGGATTTTCAACATGCCCGCCGGCCTTGGTTTCCTCGCGCGGCACAAAGGCCGTGCTGTATTGCCGCTCGCCGCGATGCTCGTCAAAGAAGCGTTCTTCCAGGTCGCGTAAATCCCATTTGCCGTTGCTGTCCAGCGGCAGGTAGCCATACTGCGCCAACCGCTCTGCCATCTCGTCGATACCCAACCCGTTCTTGCGCCGCAACACCGGATAGCCCGCCGCCACCGCTGCAATCTTGTCTTGGCGGTCAAAGCCCCATTCGCGCACCAGTTCGTCTTTATTCAGGCCGCCCAGTTTGGCAATCGCCGCAAACAGGCTGTCGTGAGTTTCATCCACCTGCGGGCTAAACTTTGTCGTTCCTGCACGGCCGATCTTATCCGCATCAGTCAGTTTGGCAGTCAGCTTCTGCCATGCCTGATACACCGGCTGGCGCATCACTTCGCGCCGCGCTTCGGTTTCCGCTTCAATCCGTGCCGCCTTAGCCTCGCGCCGCAGCGCGCGCAGCTGCCTGGTGCGGGCATTGCGCCCATACTGCATATCGCGTACCGCCTTGGCCGAGAGCTGTTCTTGCGCCTCGGCGGTGGCCGCCTGCCCCAATGCCTGGTAGTCGGCAAACTCTTCCGCGCTCATGCCTGCCGCTTCAGGGTCGTCAAACAGCAGGGCCATGCTGCGGTTTTGTTCGGCCAGCGCGATTTCCTCATCGCTCGCCAACAGGCGGTCGAATACCCCGCGCACCTCGTCGCTCAGCTGCACGTCCAACCGGGTCAGGTTCTGATACACCCGCAGCATCCATGCCTTCATGCGCTGGAACACGCTGCGCATTTCCAAGCTGGGCGCCCTGCCTTCCATAATGTAGGCTTCAAAGCCGCGCGCCAGCTGCTCGTGGTAAGGGCGCTGCTGCTCGAAGGTAAGCGCATTCCACGCCTGCAAATCCGCCAATCCCAGCCAGTTCAAAGTCGCCTGCATATCCGCCAAATGCTGCCGCTCGCCCAAGCTCAACGCTTCGCCGCGTGCCGCCTTCGCTTCCAGCGCATTGGCGATATTCAGCCCGGTGTGCAGGAAATAATGCCCCAGCTCGTGAATGGTGGTGGAGAGGTCGGCATTCTCCAGCAGGGCAATGGTGTTGCTGCCCGGCATAAATGCGCCGCGTGCCGCTTGGTGCAGCGTAGATTGTTGCTGTGCATCTTGATTGTTTTCGGTATTAGCGGTAGTATTGCCATATGCCCCCTCCCCGTTTCGGACGTTGAGGCTTTGGTCGATGATGTTCTTCGCAACATTTTCGGATATTGCCGTTGGGGGATACTTCCGCATCGAAATCGTGCGGAAGTCTTTCTTTTTGCGGCTGGCTTCGGCGATATAGGCCACCAGCGCATCATCAAACCGTTTCAAATACGCAACCCGTTCCGCTCCTTGTTCAGACTGAAAGCCCGTTACCACCTCATCAGGGGAAGTAACAATTTCAGGAATGCGCGTTAAATCTTCAGCCGTTACCGCAATCTGTCCACGTGCCGCTTCCGTTTCAGCGTTCCCGTGTTCTTTGTAGATATGGTAAGCGGCAGATTTGCTGATGGAGTGTGAGTATCCGTTAGTGCCGGGCAGTCCTGTATCGGCCGCATTCTCCAGTGTCCAGAATACTGCCTGATTTTGAGCGGCTTCGTTTCCGTCTTCAGTCCAAACGCTCAACGCATCCTGCGGATTGGTGCTGTGCACCCAACCTTTCGGCGGCGAAGCAGCCAGTGCCTGATTCAATGCCGGCGCATTACCGATATCCCCCACGATATTCAGCTTGTGCGCCTGCCACATTTCCGGAATCGGGATGCCCAAACGCTGCGCCTGTGTGGCCACATAGCTGCCCACCAGCGCCGCATAGCTCTGGTTGGCCTTGCGGTCGAACTGCCCCACCTGTTCCAACTGGCCGGCCACTTCCTGCTCCACCGCCTGCCTCTCGGCCTGTATCTGCTGTTGTGCCGCGCGCTCCTGCTGCCGTGCCTGCTCCTCAAGCTCCTGCCGGCCTTCCGCTTGGGCGGCCGCTTTCTGCTCTGCCGCTTCCGCCAGCGATATGCCGTCCGGCTCGAAGCGGGCAATCCGGCGCAGCGGGTCGGCCAGCTCTTTATTGGGGGAAATCAGCGCCACCCATTCGTTCTGCGGCACTTGGATGTCGCCGCCCTGCTGCAGTGCTTGGGCATACTGCGCGGCAATGCTCGGCGAAGCCTTGGCCGCTTCCTCCGCCAAGCCGGATTGGTTCAGCGCCTGCGCATCCAAATACAGATGGTGTTTGTCGCCCACCACATCGTCCACCACTTCGCCGAAGGTTACCGGGTCGCGCTGCGCCAGTTTGGACTGCTGCGCCGCCTCATCGATTTCCGCCTGCACCTGTGCGGCCGCTTCCGCCCGCGCCGCCCGTGCTAATGCGCGCTCCTCATAGGTATTACTGAAGACCTCGTGCGGCGTGCCGAGCATTTCCAGTACCATTTCCCCAGCAATAGCGGAAGGATCATGCTCGCCGGTTAGTTGTTGTGCAATAAACTCGCCGCCGCCACCCATTGCAGCCTGCATCGCCACTTCTTTACCAGTGGACAGCATCATCCTGCCTGCCCCTTGCCCGGTAGCCGCTTTAACAAAGCTGCCGGCGAAACCAAAAGAAGCCCCGTCCAATACACCAATTGGCAAGCCACGCTGGTTAGCTTTTGTGTTGATTTGCTCCATTTGTTTATTATCAGCCAATACACGGCTGACATTGCCAACCATATCGGAAGACGGCATATCCGCCACCCGTTTCACTACCTCGGAAGAGATGGTTGAATTGCGTTCAATATCGTAAGAATTAGCCCCCATAAAAGCAGCTGCGGCCAAAGGGTTGAGACGCGCTAAAATTAAAGTAGCCAGACCTTCCTTGCCTTGCGCTCCATATGATTGGCCCTGCATAGCTAGTGCCAAACGCGGGTGAGTAGCTAAATATTTAGCCGCCTCAGCGGTCGTTTTTGATGCAGCAAACTCCTGCTGCTGCCGCGCCAGTTCTCCAGTCGGGGCAAATCGTTGCGCCCGGCGTGTGGCGGCCTGATAGTCGACGGCAGTATCTCTGTAGATATTTCCTGCATATGGGTCAAGCCGGCGATGCGCCGCATGTGCGGTTACATACGGGTGGAAAACCCTGTCCATGAAACCAATATCCCTGCCTTCATATTTTGCCGCATCAGCACCAACAGCCAATCTCCTTTCCGCCAACCGAGTCTCATAACCGTATCGAAACGAATCATATAAATCCTTCAGCCGCGAGTTTTCCACCCGCATCATGCCGCCGTAGCGGTTGGTGTTTTCTTCCAGCTTAATCAGGTTATCAATATCATCCTGCGCCACTCCCATGCGCGACGGATCAGCTACAGCCTGCTGCACGCGCGGGGAGCCTTGTATCCGCTCAATCAACTGCCGCGCCCTCAGCAGATTGCGCGTATCCGTCCCAGTATGCTTAAACACCGTTGCCGGAATATTTACCGTCTGCGCCATCCGGTTGATTTGCGCCTGCTGTTCCGGATTAACCCCCACTGATTGATAAGCGTTGGCCAGCATCTCATCAAAAGTTTTAGCTCTTCCCTGTCCCATTATTTATTCACCTGTTCGTAACGTCCTCTAGCTCGCTGCGCCGGCGAAGCGATTAACGCCGGCACACGTTCCTGCTTCACGCTATACCCAAATACGCCGCGCACCACATATTCCCTCACATAATTATCCATCAGTGTTTTGGTAACAAATTCCCTCATCTCGCCAGGAGTCATATAGCGCTTATGGTTGCTATAGAAATCCCGGTTGGCCTGCATGATGTTGTCCATCAGCCAACCCCGTTTCTGCAAGTCTTCTGCTGAAACATTGCTGCCGGTCGGGATATTGAGTTGCCGCATCGTCCAGTTCAGCACCTCTGCTTCCACCCTTGGCGCGGAGCTATCGCCGTCTCTCTCTTGGCGGCGCTTGCGTTCCAGTAAGTTGTTAGCCTTATCCAAACCGATTACCGGTGACAGGTTCATGATTTGATCTTCACTCATATCCATCAGCTTTTCAGGGTGATAAAGGAAGTCGTAGTAAATCGGGCGCGAGCGGTATTCCATCTGTTCTTGCTGCCCTTTTTCTATCCTAAATTGATAGTCGCGCACCGCCTGCATCCCGGATGGGCCGATAGCCTGCTGCACTTCTGCCGGCAGTCGGTTAGGCGAGCCGCCGGAAGCGATAAAGTCCTGTGCCATGCGGGTATTCTTTTCCCGATAATCCTGCTCACCGGCCGCAATCGCGCTGCGGCGGGATTCATAAGCGCGGCGCACCGCTTCCCTCCGTACCGGATTGGGAATGGCATCAATCAGCCTGTTGATTTGTTCGCGGTCGCCGCCAACAATGCGTACAACCTGCTGCCGTGGCTGCGGGTATTTCGGCGTTCTATCTTCTGCCGTCAGGCCGCTGCCGCCTTTCTGCAGCATCCCGTGGCGGGTGGTGCGTACTTGTTGCCCACCGCCTGCGCGCGCCGACACCGCCGTTCCGGCTGCGCCCTCAACCCGTCCTTCTTTCCAGCCCTCCACCACCAACATGGCCTGCATAATGGCTTTACGCTCGGCAGGGGTATAGTCGCGCATCCGTTTGTTGCGCCCGCCCACTGCCGCCAACACCCGCTGCTGGTAGGCTCGGGTGTTGTTTTCACTGGCCGGGGCGTAGGCGGCAATCATCTGGGTCAGCGTTTTATTGCGGTAGCCGATACCGGCGCCGTAATCCAGCGGATTATTGGGCAGCCGCTTGCCGCCGTCACTCTCAAAAATCAGCGCCTCTTTCGCCCGCCGCCCCGCCTGTTCAGTTGGAAAGATGGCAAAGCGCCCGTCCGTGCCGATTGCCCCGTGCGCTTTGGCAAAAGTACCGTACTCCATATTGCCGGGATTGTTGTTGCGCCAAGAGCGCGAGCCGCCCACCTTGCGGAAGCTGCCGCCGCCATGCGTGGTGTAGTGGCGCACATTACCGCTGCCGCCCGCTTTGCCGGCCGGCGGGGCAGACTGGCTGCCTTCATTCATAATCGCGCCCATATCGATATCGCCGCCGTTGGCTTCCCTTTCCGCCAGCAGGATACCTAGTTTCTCGTCTTCATTTTCTGCTTGCATCTTGCTGATGCGCGCCTGCAAATCCAGCGCCGTCTTGCCGTCCATCATCGGGCCGTATTGGGCCACCATCGACTGTGCCTGCTGGTAATCGCCCAAATCCATCAGCCGATTCGCCCGCTGGCTTACTACTTCGCCCACCTTGGCACGCAATTCCATCTGTGCTTTCTCCGGCGCCCATCCGTAATAAGCCGCCGCATCGCCGATGTTTTGCTCAAGCCGGGCAATCGCAGTGGCAAACGCCCGGTCGGTCGGCGCCACAATCGCCCCGCTTACCGTTACATCCATCCGCCCTTTCAGCGTCTCTTCTTGGAACTTCCTGCCCTCGGCCATCATGTGCTTGGTTACGCCGTCAGAAAAATCCGCCTGGGTCGGGCCTACGCGATGCGCAAACATCTCCACTTGGGCGCGGTTGTTCAAGGTTTCGGCTTGGTCGGCAATAAACTGGTTCAGCTTATTGTTGTACTCGTCCGCCAAGGAAAGTCCGCCTTCGCGGTTCAGGGCGTTCAAGCCGCGCTGCTGTTCGTATTCCCGTTGCAGCTGCAGCCGGTAGTTTTCCACTTCCACCCATTTCTGGTCGGCTACGCTTTGGTTGGCCGCCAGCATCTGCTGCAAGGCCTGCTCGCCGTAGTGCTGGCCAAGCGCCATCGATACTTTGGCTTGTTGTGTGATACCGGCGCCGGGGTCGCTCATTTCCTGCGCCCCGAAGCGGGTTTGCGGCAGGGTGTTGGGGGCTGCCTGAAAATTGTCATAGGTCGGTGTCTGCATGGTTCTGTCTCTATCGTTTCAGGGTATGGATGCGGCTGGTACGGCCATAGTGGTTGCTGCCCAGCAATCGTTTCTCTTCCGCGCTCAGCTTGCCGCTGCCGATGCCTTTTTGCCGTGAATACTTATCCCAGTATTCCGCCACCATCGGCGCAGAGCCGAGCAGGGTCTGCAAGCCGGCACCGGCAGGGCTGATGGATGAAGCCTGCGCTTGGCCCATCAAAGCCTGATTGCGGTAATCGGCAGCCTGGCTGCGGTAGCCCCACGCATTGCGCAGGGCGTTTTCCTCAATCGTCTGGGCATCGATTTCCTTCATGATGTCGGTGGCGGCCAGCATCTCGGCAGCGCTGCCTTCGTTCAGAGCCACGCCGTTGGCGGCCAACGCTGCCCGCTGTGCCGATTTCAAATGCCCGGCCTGCAAGGTGTGGCGGGCGTATTCCGCCTGGCCGCGCGCCAGTTCCGTTTTCGCGCCGGTCTCGGCAATGCGGGCATTGATGTCCGCCATCCGCGCCTGATGTTGCAGGTTGCTCTTCTGCGATTTGGCCGAATAAAAGCTGCCGGCAAAGCCGCCCAACAGGCCGAATGCCTGCCCCACCATCGCCGCCACATTGGCCGCGCTCATGCCGCCGCCGGTGCCCGCACTAGGCGTATAGCCCCCGCTTTTGAGTACCTTGCCGCCGCCCGCCTTTGATAGCTTGGTATCGTAGGCGGCCAGCTTCGATCCGCCGTTTGCTGCAATCCTCATCTCGTTCCTCCTATCCGCCCAGTGCCACTTCCGCCGTTGCGCCCACCACCGTTAAAGGCAGGGGCTGGGTTTGGCGCACAAACACCTGTGCGCCATCGTCCCAAGACGGCTGTATCACCACTTCGATTTCGCCGCTGCGCAGGGCAGGCGGATGGCCGTAAGCCTCGTTGCGGCGCTGCTTGGCTTCGGTCAGCTTGTCTGCGGCCGGGCCCACCCAAATGCCTGATGAGCGCCACACCCGCAGCACCACCTTATTCACATTCTTTTTGCGCCCCTGGCCAAACGCGCTGTCTATCTGTGCCGCCACCGGCAAAGTCTGCATATCGCTCACCACCGGCAGGCCGATGTGCACCGTCTTGGCCTTCACCGGCAGCTTCACCTTGCCGTCGCGCACCACCGTTTCCGGCAGCACTGCGCCATCGGCCAATATCGCCACCGCCTCGCCTTCCAAGTGCGCCAAGCCGTGAATCTCATTCACCGCCGCGCCCGAGTAGCTCAGGCCGCAGTCCACAAAAAACGCATCTTCCTGCCGGGTAAAGGCACGGCTTTCCAGCCGCTCGATAAAACGCTGCGTGCCGCCGGCGAGCTTGCGCTGCACCACGCAATACAGCACATCCTCCGCCCCCTCGGCCACCACCGCGCAACTTTCAAACCGCCCTTTGTAGGTATCGTGCCGGTGCCAGGCGCCGATTTGCTGCTCCGGAATATAGGTATTGCCCAGCAGCTCGCCGGAGGAAGACACAAACCACACCACCGGAACGGGTGCTTTGCTATAAGCCATGTCCGCAATCTCAAGGCCGTCAAACAGATGCGGGCTGCGTAGCGACAAATCGCCGCTCACATAGCCGCCGGCCTGCCACGAATAAGCCATTTCACGCACATGTCCGCCGCGTGCCGCGCAGTAAATCAAAGTCGAATTCACCACCACCGGCTGCACGTTGGAAGCACCGATATAGGAATGCGGTGCCACCGATACCGAAGCCGGAGTGAGTGCTTCCGAGTTCACTGTCTCCATACGCCACTCTGCCGAAGAAGTCAGCAGGATCAGTTTGTTCAGCGGCACGATATGGCGGATGGTATTCGCCTCACGCGCAGCCACGCGGAACGCAATGCGGTCGTCTTCACGGGTCGGAATCGAATACGACATATTGCTTTCCGTGCCGCTCTTGGTCATCCAAATATTCTGCGGCTGCGAATGGGTGCCGGCGAATACCCGGCGCTGCGAGAAATACGACACCGCCGCCGGGAAGCTCTTGCCCGACACCTCAATCTTGCCGAACACCGCCCCGCTGCCCACCGTGGCCTGCACCGTAATTTTCGGCGCGGTATAGCCGCTGCCTTTCTTGATTACCCGCACCGCCGTAATGCGCCCGTTCTGCACCACCGGCAGCAGTTGCGCCCCGCTGCCGGTGGCATCGGTTACCACCAGCTCGGGGAAGCCGTCCAAGCGCATGGATACTTCTGCCGGCTGCCATACCTTGCCGCCGATTTGGTCGCCGCGCTGATACACCTTGGACTCATTGCGGAACACCAAACGCGGCGCGGTGTAATCGCGCCCGGCCTGTACCCGTTCGACACGCACGATCTTGCCGCCCTGCACCACCACATCCAATTCCGCACCGCCGCCGCTGCGGTCTTCAATACTGAAGAAGTCGCCGCTGCCGCCCTGCGGGTTGGGTGCCCGGGTGCGGAACGTGCCGTCCTGCGGGTAGTTCTGTCCGCCGTTCCGTACCGTGGCCGAAGCAATACCGCTCTTTTCCAAGTAGCCGCGCCCACCGTCCAACACCGCCACCGACAAAATGCCGCCGGAAATAAACACATCGTCATACAATGGCGGCGTGGCCGACATATCCGCGCTGATGTTGTCATCATCAAACGCCGTGGCCGTGGTCTGCCCGATATAGCCGTACAACCCGTTCTGCCGTTTGTACACCTTGTACCTGCTGGCGCCGTTCACCGGATTCCAGCGGATGGTGTTGCGGTGGCCGGAGGTGTACAAATCATTTACCACTTCCACTTCCGCCGAAGCCTCCGATTCCGACTTGCCGTCCTGCGCAATCGCCGTTACCACATAACCGAACAGAATCCCGCCGCGGCCGTGCGCCGTGGCCGTTACCCCTTGCGGCGCATCCAGTTCCGGCTTGAAGCGGATAGCCTCCAGCCGCCAATCCGCCGCGCCGTAGCGCTTCAACTCCATCGGCGGATGGTTTGGATGCACCAGGGTAACAATATCGGCCGACTGCACATAATGAATGTCGAACAGCTCGGCTTCCTGATACGGCGTAGCCAATTCATAAGGCTTATTGCCCCCGTCCAGCAGCGTGGCGCCTTGGGTGTGGAAGCGGCAGTATTGATGGCCGAATTCAATCACCACCGTCTGCGTGGTCGAGTAAGTAAACGGCAGCAGCCGCACCTTTTTATCGGCATACTTGGCCGAGCGCACCAGCTTCATCCCGGCACGGTTTTCCACCGCCCCTTGCGGCTTCACCACGAAATTTCGGCACAGCGCCAAGCCGCTCTGATACTTCTCATCATCGATGCGGCCGAACATCTCCGGCGCAATCTCGCCGCCGGCAAAGGAATGCTTGAATAAACGAACACCACTCATCGCTGCTCCATCCACACCACTTTATGCGTTATCGGCAGTTGATACTGGTTGGCATCCGCCTCTTTCGCCTGCGGCAGATACACCGACACCATCTGCAAACAGCGCTTGGCTTCCGCCGCCCCCGCATCCCCTTTCAGCATCGGCCCGGCCAGCATCGAAGCCAGCTGCCAGGCCAGCGCCTCCGTGAACAGCGGCGGGAACGAATTAGGCTCCACCGCCCCGTCTATCCATTGCCCCCACACCAAAGGCTGATTGGCCAGCACATGCCGCCCCTGCAGCGCAAACGGCATCCGCGCCCCGTAAGCATCATGCACCGCCACCATTTCCAAAGCTTCCGCCGGTAGGGCGAATACATAGGCAAAACGTGCATCGCCCTCACGATCCACCCGCTGCAACGGCTCGTAGCGCGTGGCAAAACCCCAATGGTGCAAAGAAAGCAGCGAACGCAAAGCCTGCGGGTAGAAGCGGGCGCAATGCTCGGCCTGCACGCTGCCTTCCGGCGGCTGAATCGAAGCCACCGTTGCCGTATCGCCCAAATGCGACAAGGCCAGATTGCAAATCGTTACTGCGTTGCTCATCATCCACTCCAAAGAAAACCGCCTGCCGGCCGGTTAGGCTGGTCAGGCGGTTGGTTTACTCTGCTTCGCCTTCGGCTGCCGGCTCAAACCACAAGGCTTCTTCCCCGGCAGCCACATAGAAGCGTTCGCCCCTCTGCCGGATTTGGCCGTAGAAGCCGGTGGCGGTGGCCTCCACCAGCTGCAAGCCGTCTTCCGGCGTCTGTTCCGCAGCCTGTCCTTTGCGTGCCATAGCTGCCTCCTATTTGATACGCGGGCTGTCAGCCGGCGGAGTGTTAGCCTGCAGGCCGGCCACAATCTGCGCCGAGAATTTGCCGTTGCCCACCGCGCCGTCCACAGTGTAGTTCAGGCGCACAAAACGCTTGTGCTTAACCGGCATCGGCAGCACCACCTGCGCACCGGCTTTCAGATCGGCGGCCGGCACCACGCCATTCAGCACGTCGGCATAATCGCTGCCGGCAGTGTCGCTGTGTTGCAGGGCAAAGTTGATTTTGCCCGCACCGCCGGCCGCTTCTGCCACCGTAACCACTACATACAAAGGCTGGCTGTTCAAGCCCAGGTTCGGAGTCGGCTGCCCCAAGTCCACCTCATGAGTGGATGGCGCGGTTGCGCTCACTGCCTGCTTGTCGGAAAGTTGCAGGAATTTATCGATAATCATGTCATACCTCCTTATTTAACCTGCGCTTCGCTCAACAGGAGCGCATCGCTGCGTTTCACCGGAATGCCGTCAAACGACACCACATGCTTGCCGGCCACCTGTTCCATAGTCAGGGTCGAGCCGACCACCTTGTTGGCAATCTGGCGGCGCAGGAAGCTGCGCACCTTACGGTTCACATAGAACACCGCACGGCCCATATTGGCGTTGGGCAGCAGTTCGATGGCCTGGGTCATCAGGTCAATCAGGTCGGCACCGGCTTTAGCGTCTTTAGTCAGCTCCTGCCAGTTGATGTTGGCAATACGCACCACATAGCGCCAGTCGCGCAGGGTCAGGCCGGCATCCCATTTGTAGTGCGTGCGGTAGGCTTGGTATTCGCCGCCTTCGGCATCTTTCACCGTGTCTTCACCCAAATCACGGATAACCAAACCCGCCTTACTGCCTTTCGGATAAATGCCGTGCAGGGTATTCGGGCCCCATACGCACAACCAGATAGAAGTCAGGTCATTACCGGCGCCGCCGGCATCAATGATGTTCTGGCCGTTTTCTGCCGCCTTACTGTTGAATCGCGGAGCCAAGCCGGTAAAGCGCTGCGGCGTGGCGGAGGTATCACCATAGAACAAGGTGCTGGCCAAGTTCTGGTTCATCCCCTCCACGAAAGCACGCTCTTCACTCAAGCGCCAAGTGGCCGAATTACCGTTCAAATCAGCCAGCGCCTTATCGGTCAGCGCATAGCTTTCCAGCATGCCCATACTGTCTTTGATGGTAACCGTGGTTGATTTCTCCGGCTGCACACCGTAGTTCAGCATACGCCAGGTACCCTGCGGCAGGCCGCTGCGCACCGTGGTCTTATGCTCGGTGAAACCGTTGGCTTCCAACCAAGTGGCATCCTCCAAGATTTCATTGGTTTCCGTCAGCATTTCGATGATGTCGGAGATGTTCCCCTTGTCATCCATGCGGCTGGCCACATCGGCCAAAGTCGGATTGTTGTGTTTCAATACACCCATTGCTTACCCCTTTTAAGGATTCATGTTGCTTGCGTTGTAAAAACTTTGCGCAGAACGCGCCTCACCCTTGTTGGCATTGACCATACCGTCTTCCCGCAAAGTCAAACCAACCCGGTAGAACATCCGGATAAAGGCCGGATGGTTGCCCAAGCCGGACTGATTGAGCAGGTCAGTCAGTTCCGGCGAGCCGTATTGCTGCAAAGCGCGCTTCGCCACCGCCATGTTTTCGTTCAGCTTATCGCCGCCAAACTCCGCATCCGTGCGCGATTGCTGCGCCCATTGATTGCTTAAAGCTTCCATCTGCGCACCGTGGCGCTGTTCCAGCATGCCGGCCATCCGCCCCAGCATCAGGTTGGCCTGATCGTTATCCAAGCCGATTTCACGCGCCGCCGCCTCGTATTCCTTCAGCACATCGGCATCGTATTCTTTGCCTTCTGCCGCCGTGAACCGATACTGCTCCGGCGCCGCTGGCTTATCCTGCTGTTCCGGTGCGGCCTGCTTCTCCGCTTCAGCAGGCTGCTGCGCTTCCGCCGCCGGCTCCTCCTGCTCCGGCGCCACGTCTTCCGCCGCCTCTTCCGTGATTAAATTCTCATCGCTCATCGCGTGCTTCCCTCATCATCAAATCGTATTCATCCGGGCACTCACGCATCACCCAGTCCAACAGCCACAAGCCGAGATTACGCCGCCCCTCGGCAAACGCCATCCGCACCGGCTCGGGATTGAACACCGAACGCCACACACCGGCCTGTTCCAACAAGCGCCGCACCACCCGCCGCCCCGCAGCGAGCTTCATCAGCGCCCGAATATCCGACTGCATCGCTTCCTGTTTCATTACCCTCTCCGGCTGTCTGCCGCCACTTTAATACAAGTCATGAAAAATCAAATGTAACTGTAAAAGTTGGTAAATTTCAGGCAAACAAAAAAGCAGCCCGAAGGCTGCTGAAAAAGCCCGCTGGGCGGGCCGGGGGGGGGAGTTAGAAGCTGGCAGGTTTTAAAGCAGGGGATTCAGCTGCAAAGCTTTGCATGTCCATGATTTTAAGAGGCTGGCTGCTTTCGATGAGAACAGTCTCGCCAACTCTTAATCTTGCATGAATAAAATCTTGATTAGACACAGGGAAATTTAGCATGGTTTGCATTAAAACCCCATTCAAAGAATCGTGCCCCTCTGTATTCTCAGAAGCTTCAGGAACCATATCCAATGTCCACGTTACCTCTGTTTTATTGCGTAGAATATCAATATGAATCCGGGCTCCCGGCACAAAACCTTGGCAAGTTATTGGGATGTGATAAGTGATGCAGAGGCACAACTGCGGGATAACAGCCGTTTTCTCTGGAATAAGGTAAAAACCGGGACGCACGCCGATGAGGGAATATTTCAACTCACCGGCATGGCGGATGATTTCGTCGCAGTATTGGACGGCTAAGGTGGCAGTGGTCATGCTTTTTTCTCCAAGTATTCCCATTGGCGGTTAAAGGCATTTCTGACTTCGTCCACGCTCACTTCCAAAACAGCAGCCAATTTAGACAGGGTGTCAGTATGCAGAGAATATTGGTTATGCTCAATGCGTGAAAGATAGGATTGCTGAACCCCGGCTGCCTTCGCCAGCTCGCTTTGAGTGAACCCTTTTCTCAAGCGGAGGCTGACAATGGTTTCGCCGCCCATATCCTGCATTAAACGGTCGGCTATTCTGCCGGCCACCCTATCCATTGCTGCTTTTCTACGCGGGTTGCTACGAACGCGGTTCAAATACCTGCCAGCTGACACACAGGCAGAGACGGGGCGACCATTGATATAGCAGGCGGTTGGCATGGCAGAGGATGCCCTAGGCGTAGCCTCCGCCATCGGTGCAGCTACTGCAGCGACGATTAACACGCCGCATTGATACCATAATTTAATAGATGTTTGCATAATCATTCCTTACCCTGCACATCAACTTATGATTCGGCTGATAGTCAAAACAATCAAGAGATTTGTGGGCAACCGCTAAAATATGTAGGTGCCTACTTAAAGCGCCGTTAGGTTGTCGCTCATGCCGCACACAATAGAGGATTCTGTAAGGTATCACGGACTCATCATCCAGCCGGATGCGCATAACCCTTATCCGCTGCTCCCATAATATGCCTACTCTTTTTACTGTTATCCCCAACAAGCCGATAGGCGGATCGTAGTCTCGATAAAACTTTTCATCTGCCAACTTATCAAACAAATCAGGCTCTTCTTCTATCAATGCAATCACATGGTCAAGATAGGCAACACCATCTTCATCATATTGGGACAGTCGGTCTAAGTCCTGTTCTGCATGGTCATGGATAAAAAGTTTTAGCGGCATATTATATCTTTTTAGTTATATGGTGCAATTACATTTACCTGACTACCTCATAAAATGTTGGCATATCGCTAACTTCTCAATCCAACACTTCCCATCATACCCCAAGCCATAAAAAAAGGCAGCCCGCGCCGCCCTTTATTCCCGCCTTGCCTAAGCATAGCCGCTGAACGCCTCCGTCACATCCGTATTGCCGGCAGCCCGGCTCACCTTCTGCACCGCATCCGCCGCCTGGTTGGCCATCTCCAGCTGCTGCGCCTGCTGTTGCTGCTGCGCCCGCTGTTCGCGCACCGCCTGCACCTGCTCCTCCGGCAGCATAATGGACTGATCCACGCCCAAGGCTGAAGCGTATACGTCCGTCAAGCGGTCGGCATCAATCTTGTCCAACACCTCCGGCTTGAACTGTGCCACCCCGCCCACGGTCGAAATAAAGCGGTCGATGCTGTTGGTGGCTACCGCCTGCTGCGCCTGCGCCAGCATCGATACCAGCTGGATATCGATATCCACGTCCGCCAGTTCTTCCGGCGGGGGCGGCAGCATCTGCGCTTCCTGCATAAAGTCGAAGGTGGTTTCAATCAGCGGATCGAGCAACTCGTTCTGCAAACGCTCCAACACCGGCCCCAGCATCAGCAGTTTTTCCTCATGCCGCTCCGCCACCTCCGTGGCCGTCATGTTCGGATTCTGCTGATTGCTCAACATCAGGAACAAATCCGCATAGAAGGTGCTGCGGATGCGCCCGCGCACGTCCTGAATATCCTGCAACAGGTGGTTTAAATCCAGCTGCACCTCATACAGCGGGCGGATGCCTGCCTGCGAGCCGGCGGAATCGGTGTACATAATCCCGCCGGGCAGCCTGTCCACATCCCGATATTTCAGGCTGGTCGGCACTTGCAGCGGCGGGTTGGTCTTGTAGTCGATACCCTGCGCCTTGCGCAGCTGTTCGTGCTGCAGCTGCTTGATATCGCCCAATGCTTCCATGCCTGGGCTGTGGCCGTAAATATCCCCGCCCGACACCGTCCAGCGCGGGCATAGGGCCGGGAAACGCCTAAAGCCGCCCTCGCGCAGCACCTCGTTTTCCCCCGCCCCTTTTTCCAAATACACCGAACGCCACGGCATATTCAGCGCATCGCGGCGCGAAGCATCCCGCTCCAAGCGCGGCTCGACGGCATGGATGATGGTCACCCAGTCATCATACTTTCCGTTGTCGTAGCGGCGGCGCAGGGCAGGGCTGCAATTGTTGTAGCCGAATTCGCGCACCGTCTCCGCCACCGTCTTCTGGAACTCACGATACAGCGTATCCACCTCGCCTTTCCAGTTGGTCGCCACCGCATATTCCCCCACCGTCAGCGGGTAGTGGTGCAGCACATCATCGAAGTCCGGCAGGATGATGCTGGCCGCCGTGCCGAACGCCCCCAGCTCCTCATACATCGCATGCAGGGCACGGTAAGTATTCGAGCGCTGGAAGACGGTGTGCATCAGCTTGGTCGTCTGGTCGAGCCACAACTTCACCGGCTGGTGCTGCATCAAGCCGCCATCCTCAATCGCCAGCTTAAACCAAGGCCGTGCCGGCGAAGTCATGCCGCTCATCATCCCCGCCGCCAAGATGCGCAGCGCCTGCGTGCCGGTGCTGTCGTAAATCTCATTGAAGCGCTTATCGCCGCGATTGCGTTCATCTGCCAAAAAACGCCCCGAACGCGGCAGCAGATGGCGGGAAATATCGCGCCAATGATCATCCCAAGAGGCACGCTCCTTCTTCAGGTCGGCATGCCGCTTCAGGATGCGTTTGCGTAAAGTCGTGTCCATGTCTTACCCCAAGAGGGAGGTTTTGCCCAACAGGCCCTGCCTGCCCAGTTTCAGCTTGTCGTTTCCAACCCCTTCCGAGCCGGTCAGCATGGTGCTGCCCACCCCGCCCCCGTCCTGTTGCGCCGCCTGCAGCAAGCCGGCCGTGTTGGCTTTCTTGCCGTTGGCCTTATTGAAATCGCGCTCCGCCTGCAAAGCCTGCTTTTCCGCCTGCCTCTCCGCCTGCGCCTGAGCCTGGGCCTGCTTCTTAGCCGATCTCTCCCCAGAGTAAATCGAATACCCCGTCCCCACTGCCGATGCTACGGCGGAAATAACTGCTGCTGCTGCTGGCATCTTTTCTATCCTTTCGTCAGTTGCCGTAAATAAACCACATCCTCACGGCGGCCGCGCCGCGCAAGTATGCCTTCAAAACTGCTGCCCGGCTTGGCATGCCAGGCCGCATAAGCCGCCCCGCGCCGCGCCGCTTCCCGCTCAATCGTCCGCACCAGGCGCAAGCCTGCCGTCCCCGCCCGATATGCCGGCAGCAAAAACAACGCGTCATGCTGGCACATCAGGCAGTCATAATGCAGATGGCGCAACAGGAACGCCGAGCAGTAGCCTACCAGCTCACCGTCAGCAAACGCCCCGGCAAACAACAGATTCCCCGCTGCCGCCACCGCCTGATACAGCTCACGGTTCAAGCTCACCTGCCCGGCCCATGCCGCCTCCGTTTCCGAGCGGTGCGCCTCGGCCAGATGCCGTTCAATCCAATCCATATGGCGCAAGCCGTCATCTGTCCGTACATCAAGCATAAGGGTTGTACCTCAACACGTCTCTATTCCCGCCTGCCGCGCGCAAGCTGTCGATTTTCGGCGTATCCAACAGCGCCAGGCAGTAGGCGCTCGCATAGTCAGGCGATCGCCCGATTTTCGCCACAATCTCCTCACGGCTCGCCACATAGATTTCCGCGCCGGACAGCTTCCAGGTCGGCGCGCACAAATCCGCCAGCAGGCGCGAATCCGGCGGCAGGGCAATGCCCGTATTGTTGGCCGGGTCGAGCGCCTCGCGCATCCGCCACCACAGCTGCGAGCGCAGATTGCGGAAGCCCAAGCGCCCCGACTTATCCCGCGCGGTCGATTTCTCCGCCACATTCACCCCGATCACCTGCTGCCGTGCCTCGGTCAGAAAATCAAACGGCGCGCTGCCCACCCCGATCACATCAATATGGATCGGCGCACGGTTGCGCAAAGCCGCCATCACCAAGCCCGCCGTAGCCGGCCCGTCCGGCGTTCGGCTGCCCGGGTACACCAGCGGCCGGTCAAACCACATCCCATGCCGCCGCGCCAATACCGTCTCATCCTTACCGCCACGCGCCACGTCCACCCCCAGGCTGTCCATATCCGGCAGCTTACCTAAAGGCTTCCATCGTGCCATTGCCGCCTCCGCCCATGCTGTTGGGATAACCTGCCACGGATCGTCCTCAATCCCCGCGCTGAAATCCCCGTTCAGCATCTGCGAGCGCAGCGGCTCGGGCAGCGATTGCAGCGTATTCACATAGCCCGTGCCCATCAGATACGGGTTATCCGTTACCCGGCTGGGGATAAACGTGCGCCCCAAAGGCTTCACCACCTCTTCCGGTTTGAAAGCCCCGCGCTCGAACTCATACACCGGCACCCCGTCCGCCAGCACAAATTCCCGCCCGTCATCCACCCACACATCCTTCCCATCCACACTGGCCGCATAGCGGATTTCCCCGCCAGCCGCCGGATTAGGAAACTTCTTATCCAGCCACGGCGCAAAGAAATCCACGATCCAACGCCCCTCCGCCGTGGTCGGCGGGTTAAAGGTCAATAGCGCCTGGCATTTCTGATTCGGGTCGGTCGAGCGCAGCCAGCCCAGCAAGGCCCGCACCTGAATTTCCAAGAAATTCGCCGCCTCGTCGAATATCAGCAAATCGTGCGGCCGCCCCTGATACTTCTGCCAGTCGTCCACATGCAGGCAGCTGCCCAATTCAATCTGCCGCCCATCCAGCCGCCACACACCCTTCTGACTGTTGAAGCCGTCATCATTGCCGATCAGTTCGCGCAACCTGTCCACAATCCCCTGCAACTGCTTAGAATCGCGGCGCAGGATCAATACCTTTTGGTGTCGGGTTAAAGCCTTGCCGCAAGCCAAGTCCGTCTTACCGCCGCCCGCCGCACCACCGAAGCCGATAATATCCGCCTGCGTGGTATAGGCCGCCAGTTGCGGCCCGGGCAACGGCATCCACAGCGGCAAATCGCGCAGCAGGCTATCCAACTCCTGCCGTTCCGTCTCCGTCAGGTAAGGCAGCAATTCCGCCACCTCGCGCGGCAATACGTCATTCCCCATCTTTCCTTGCCTTCGCCATCGCCAACAAGCCGGCAATCTTAGCCGAACGCTCCGCATCCGAAATCACAATCGCCTCCCCATCGCGCCCGCTCAGTTCCGTCCTGTCCACAAACATACCCAGATGCTTGCCCAGCAAGTCCAAAGCCTTGCCCGCGCCCGCCGGCTCCAGCGCATACACTTCCACTTCCCGTGCCGTGACTTCGCCCATCTGTGCATTCTTCACAACTTCCGTTATCCGCACCGGCTTCCTGCCCATGCAAATATCCCGCAGCTCGCGCAAATCCCGCACTACCTCATCTTGGGTCAGCTCCACCCGCGCCGAACGTTTAGCCTGTCTTTCCTGAATTGCCTGCTGAATGTCAGGTTTTGTCAGGTTCTCGTATCCAATTGCCCGCGCCGTAGTCTCACTATACCCCGCCCGAATCGCCGCCTGCGTGGCATTCAAATCCACCAAGTATTCCTCAACAAACCTTGCCTGTTTTGGTGTCAGCTTCCCCGTCTGCCCCATTGTAATCCTCCATCTCCAAATCCAAATGTAACCAAGTCTCCCTACGGCAAATCGCACCAATAGTGCGCCAACTGACTTCAAAAGACTCTGACAGCAAGCAATACCCCACACCAGCTTGACGTAAACGTAGAATCGCCTTTACCTCCCGCTCTGTCAGCTTCGCCATCCCGTGATTCTCTCCCCGGCACTTCATTCACCACTCCCTCCCGCCAAACTCCACCCCATTACCAGCCGCCCACGCCTGGATATACTCAATCAAACTCGCCAGCCTGCGTACTCCCATCCGCGCCGTACTCTCCCGTAGGTTGATGACTTCGCCCTCCAAGCCAATCGCCATTTCAGCCGTGCCGCCGGTGGCAATCCGATGCCCGGAGACAAAAATCATCTTCCATTGCTCGATTGAGAGTTTTTGGCCATTAAAGGTTTTATGTTTCGCAATATCCCCCAGCATCGCGTGCAGCTTGGCATTTTGCGCATCCGAACGTTTCCGCTCCCGCACTTCCACAATGACCTTTTCATGCGACTGCAATAGCGTTCCCGCCATCTCATACGCCAGCTTCATCACATCCCGCTTGTTTTTCTTGTCCAGCACCCGCTCAAACTTTTGGCTCATTCGATTTCCCTCGCCTTCCGGCGGTATGCCGCCGCCAGTTCGCGCAGCTCCTCTTTCGTCCACTTCCGCACTTCATGGTCGGCATCCAGCTCTTCCACCCGTGCCCGCCCGATGCGTTCAATCAAGCCGATACGGTAGCCCCGGATATTGCCGCTCTCGTACAGATTGCAGCGCACACAGCCGCCATGCACATTGGCCTCGTCAAACCGCAGCTTGTTGCTTCTGCCCGCCGGCACATAGTGGCAGGCTTGGAAATTGTCCTTCCACGGCGCACCGCAGCTGATGCAAGGCCTGCCCCTGTCCCGCAGCCGGATGTAGCGGTTAAACGCCGCCTGCGCCTTCTTGGTCAGCTCCGGTATGGTTTCCAGCCTATGCCGCAGCGCCTTGGTCCTTGCCCGTTCCTTGCGCTTGGCTTCGCGCTCTGCCTTGGTAGCTGCCTTACGCTTCTGCTCACGCCGATACTCAATGCCGCAGGTTATGGAACAGACAAGCTGCCCCATCCTCTGCTTCTCAAACACCGTGCCGCATACTTTGCATTTACGCCCGGCCATCCCGCTTCCTCCCGCGCCAAGCCGCCCGGTAGCGTTGCGGGTATGATGTGATGTAGCCCCGGTATTCGCGCCAGCATTCCGATACGAACAGCCAAGCCCCGGCCAAAGCCACGAATATCAGCAACAGCACAAAGCCAATCAACAGCACCACGGGCGAAGTCAGGATATACAGCCGTCTGTGCTGCTCGTAACGTTGTAAAAATTCATCAATCGATTCCATGTTGTTTTCTCACTTTCTCCAAAATCTCTTCACGGGTCGGCGCACCGGATAGGGCAGTCAGCTGGTGCAGCATCTTCTCCTGCAGCTTCCTGTTCGGCCGGCAGCGGCGGATTTGTTCGGCACAGCATTCCGGGCAGCGGAAGTTCAGCACAGAGCCGGTAGGCGGGCAGCAGGGGCAGGTGTCCATATCACACCTCCATCGTCAATCGCTCGAGCAGCGCAGCAATCTGCGGGCGGAACGGGTTGCCGTTCGGCAATGCGGGCAGCGGCTCGCCGGTTTCCAGCCAATGCCTTTCCTCCGCCGCCTCGGAAGGCAAGCAAGTCAGTGCCTGTTCGGCGGTCAGGCGGCCTTTGCGTACTGCATCCATGATGGCGGTGGTTTGATGCTCGCGGTTGTAGCCACGGCTAACGAACCATTTCACTTTGCCCCCGTTGGCCAGCAAGTCGGCGGAAAGTCGGGTGTAGCTGTCGCGGAAGGCCATACGCGCCCCAGTCTTATCCCCGGCGGCGAACAGCTCCCATGCCCCGTTGCCCGCCGCCATCATGGCGATTTCCGGCACAATCACAGTCAACTCCTCATTGCGCCATCCTTCGGCCAACATCCCGAAAGCTTCATCGGCAGACGGCAGGCCGGTATCAATACGCTCCAAGATAGCGGCCAAGCTCAAGCGCCCGGTCAGCTCACGGCGGCAGCGGTTGAGTGCGGACAGCACGGCTGCCGTTTCGTAGGTTTGCAAGTCATCCACCATCACATCCACAGCGGCTGCACTCAAAGTGGTGCCGGTTAGTTCGGCGGTAACGGCCAGCGCCTGTTTCAGTTCGGCGCGTTTGGCCAAAAATTCTTGTTGGTTCATACTGCTGCTCCCTGTTGTTTGCGTTGGTAGCGCTCCCACGCCGCTATGTCGTCGGACTGCATCACGGCATCAAAATTGCCTTGTGTGCGTTCGGCCTGCTGCGCTTTGGCTTGGGTCATCTGTTCGCCGCGCTGCATATCGGTCAGCACCTGCTGGTAGGACTTGAGTAGGCAGCCGATTTCGTGGCGGGATTGCACAAACCAGCGGTTATTGTGGGAAACGAAGTAGGCCGCCAGATGCGGGGCAAGCTCCCTGCCAACGAAGCGCACCAGTTGCGCCGTCTGCCCGCGTGTTTTGGCATTCGAGGCAGGCAATACCCCGTAGCGCTCGCGGTAAGCTCCGGCATAGGCTTGCCAAGTCGCCACGTTGTCGGGGTTCGGTTCAGATTTGGGTTTTGGTTTGGCAGGCTTGGCAGTTTGGATTTCTGCCAGCTGAAATTCAGGTTCGGCAGCGGCGGGATTTATCCCCGTCGCCACCTCTGACGGTTCTCTCTGATGGTTAAAGGTTTCTGATGGTTCTTCTTTATACGAAGGTGCAAAATTTGCACGTTCCGAAGGTGCAAAATTTGCACGTTCGGGGCTGGATTTTGCACATGCAGAATTTGCACGTGCAGAATTTGCACGTGCAGAATTTGCACGTGCAGAATTTGCAGGTTCTGAATATTCATCCAGCGTGATGTAGTACAGGTCGGTTTTCCTGCGTTGGGTGTTTTGGCGGCGCTCTTTTCTCAAAATGCCGCGCTGCTCCAGCCATTTGCAATGGCTGACCACTGTCCGCAGCGCCATGCTGCACTTGGCGGCAAGCCTTTCTTGGCTCGGATAGCACACCCCTTCGTCGTTGGCATGATCGCACAGTGCCAGCAACAACATTTTCTGCCCCATCGGCAAACTCATATCCCATGCAATACTCATCAACTTCACGCTCATTTCCTGTTCCTCACTGCCGCCAACATGCGGCGCTCGCAAAATTCACTCACTCCCAAAGCCAGGGAGAATGCCCAACTCCAAAAACGCTCACGCATGGCCGGCCTCCGCTTCCACCATCTGTGCCGGCTTGGTAATGCCCTTTGGGGTTAAATACACTTGGGCGCGCAGCTGCTCCGTGCCGCTGCTGTCGGTGTAGCGGTGCTCGCTGTGGCGGATTAGGCCCTGCTGCACCTTGTCCTGATAGCCAATCCACGAGCCGCGCCCGTCGCGCTTGTAA